GGAGATTATAATCCGAAAGCTGGTGCATGGATCCGTTTCAATCCATTAGATGGAAACGGATGTAAGAATGAGAATGTTACAGAGTACAGATACGCACTGGTCGAATCAGATCATATGGATATCGAGCAGCAGAACGCTATTCTGAGAGAATTGGAGCTTCCTATTGCATGCCTGGTGTATTCCGGAAAGAAAAGTCTTCATGCAATCGTGCGTGTGGATGCTGCAGATTACAGCGAATACAGAAAGCGCGTGGATTATCTTTATGAGGTTTGCCAGAAGAATGGCATTGATGTAGATACACAGAACAGGAACCCTTCCAGATTGTCCAGAATGCCTGGTGTGCAGCGCGGAGAAAAGAAACAGTTCATTGTAGATACCAATCTGGGAAAAGCATCCTGGAATGAGTGGTATGAGTGGATCGAAGGAGTAAATGATGATCTTCCGGAACCAGAAGGACTGGAATCAGTATGGGATAATCTTCCGGAACTGTCACCATGTCTGATTGAGGGAGTTCTCAGAAAAGGGCATAAGATGCTTATTGCTGGTCCTTCTAAAGCTGGTAAGTCATTTTTGCAGATAGAACTGTGTATTGCCATTGCAGAGGGTAGGAAGTGGCTACAGTGGCATTGCGCACAGGGTCGTGTGATGTATGTCAATCTGGAGCTTGACAGAGCAAGCTGCCTGCATCGATTTAAAGATGTTTATACATCTATGGGAATTGCGCCGGAGAACCTTCAGAACATTGATATCTGGAATTTGCGAGGCAAATCAGTACCAATGGATAAGCTTGCACCTAAGTTGATCAGAAGAGCAGCAAAAAAGGATTATGTAGCGATCATTATCGATCCGATCTATAAGGTTATTACCGGTGATGAGAACAGTGCGGATCAGATGGCTAACTTCTGTAATCAGTTCGACAAGGTATGTACGGAACTGGGCTGTGCCGTAATTTACTGTCATCATCATAGTAAAGGTAGTCAGGGCGGTAAGAAATCAATGGACCGTGCTTCTGGATCTGGTGTATTTGCTCGTGATCCGGATGCACTATTGGATCTGATAGAACTGGAACCAACAGAAGCGCTGATGAAACAGGAAGAGAATAAAGCTGTCTGTGGAGCTTGCAAAAGTTATCTGGATGCTCATTTCAAGTGGCAGGATGACCTTTCACAGGATGATCTGCTGAGCAGTACACAGATGATGGATTACTGCAGGGAACACTTAGATAAATGGCAGATGATAGCCTTGGAGCGTCAGGTAGAAGCAGCAAAGGCTGTCGCAAAGTCAAAGACTGCATGGAGAATTGAAGGAACGCTCAGAGAGTTTCCGAAGTTTGAACCGGTCAATTTATGGTTTGATTATCCGGTGCATCGTATTGATCAGATTGGAAGTCTTAGAGATCTGCAACTGGAAGCAGAAAAACCGATGTGGGAAAAAGCAGCTCAAAAAAGGAAAGAGAATGCTCAGAAAACCCGTGAGCGTAAGCTGAATGAATTTGAGATTGCATTTCAGAATATTGAGTTTGATGGCAGGGAGATTTCGGCCGCAGAGCTGGCAGAAGCACTTGATACAAATTCAAGAGAGCTGCTTTCATGGCTTGGAGAAACCAAGAGGCAGAAGAAAGAATTACGTAGAAAATTCGAAAAATATATGGGTGATGATGGTAAAGCCTATATCAGAAGAAAGAGTGCACAAGACTGAACACAACTTAGATTATGAACAGTACACGCAACTACAATTTTTATGATTATGTGCATATATGCTCAGAATCATATATTTCTGATTATGTGCAGTGAGCAAAAAGGGTGCGTGCGCAATATATACTACGTATATAGTATGTGCGTACCCCCACCTAGCGGGGGTAGGTAGTCGTGCGACAAGCTCACGCACGACGACCACCCACCCCGCACTCAGGTGGGCACCATACCTTGAGCAGAGAAAGAAGGAGTTGAAATGAGCACTGAATTTTTTTTAGCTATGAATCCTCCGACAGTAACACACCAGGAACATAAGGTTGCTGTTGTGAATGGCAAGCCAGTATTTTATGATCCGCCGGAATTAAAAGCAGCCAGACAAAAGCTGATGGCTCATCTTGGAAAAGAAGTTCCAGAGGGACCATACACGAAAGGTCTTCGGTTGGTAACAAAGTGGCTGTTTCCGGATGATGGTAAACATGGCAATGGCACATACCGGATCACAAAGCCGGATACAGACAACCTGCAGAAGCTGTTAAAGGATTGTATGACAAGAGTTGGCTTTTGGGAAGATGATGCATTGGTGGCATCAGAAGTGGTCGAGAAGTTCTGGGCACAGATACCGGGAATTTACATCAGGATTGAGGAATTATGACAGGGAAAGAGTTAGAAAAGCTCTGGGAGCTATATCCAGAAGTGAGAGAATTGTATGAGCAGTATAATGACATCCTGGTTGAGGATGATCAAGCCTGGAAAGAACTTACCGGCAGAGCCGAAGAACTGATCCGGCAGAGCAATACAGATCTGAAAACAACAGTGATACTGGAAACAGTCCGGCAACTGGAATTTCTTGCCAGGAGGAGAGCATCATGAACAAAATGCGTGAATACGAGCGGGGGAGAGAGGACGGTCTTGACCTTGCTCTTCGGATAGTAAGGCAGGGCGGATTAGAAGCCCTGGAGAAAGAAGTAAGATTCCGGAATATCACCGGAGTACATACATCACTGGCAGTAAAGGACCTCGACAAGGCATCTGAAAAGATCAAAGAAATGACCCTGGACACATTTACGATCTTAAGTATCGCAGTACTGCATGATTACTTTGGATTCGGACAGAAGCGCTGCCAGAAGTTTATGGACGGTATGGACAAAGGCGCTGAGTATCTGACAGATGATCTCGCAACATGGCCTGATTACATAAACAGCATAAAAGAACAGCTTGGATTTGAGCTGGAGATCAGATGGAATAACTGAGGAGGACGCAGAATGCAATTAAAAGACTTAACCAATAACCAGAGGCGCAAAGAGTTTCTGGAGGACTATACCGGATGGAAATTATGGCTTGTTGTGCCGGAAGTAAACGAAAAATATTATTCATATTCGCTTCCTGATAACTCAATGATTATTGCAAAAGAAACCGAGCACACCAAAGGCGATGACTGGTGGAAGAAAGAAGAACGTGGTGGCTATTACGTTACCACAGAATATTATCTTCTGGAAGGCGACTGGGAGAGATTTGCAGACTGTAAGAAGAGCAAGACACAGATTGTTGAACATTTGAGAGAGGTGACAAAATGCTAATTAGAAGTCAGAATAAACGCATATTAATCAATATGAACAACGTATCAAGCCTAGAAGTGAGCGATAATGAATTAAGAATTTTCGCTGATAATGGTGAAGCTATTTATGATATTGGCGAGTATTCCACCAAAGCAAAAGCCATAAAAGTACTGGATATGATTCAGGAGGCTTACATGGATTACAAATCCGGTGAAATTATTGGCAGTGGGTTGGCAGGATCAGCATACACAGGAAGCTATGATACAAAAGAAAGTGTGGCACATGGAATTGCTGTATTAAAAGGCTATGGAAATGAGGTAAGAAAATCAATCCTGTTTCAGATGCCAGAAAATAATGAGGTGGTTGTATGACGAACAAAGAAAAGTACGCTAATGAAATTCTGAATATCGCATGTAGCAGGTTTGGATTTGCGGTATCTAAAAGAACAGGGAAACCTTGCTATTGTTGCGATATTGATTGTAAAAATCAATGTTTGCTTTACGAAGAAGACGATGGGGTTATGTTTTGCTTAAAAAATGCAGTAAAATGGGGAAACTCAAAATATACTAAACAGCCGACAATTTCAAAAAAGGAAAAAATGTTTTTGAGCTGCGTTGGTGGAAGAGCAAAGTATCTTGGAAGACATTATAGTGGGGAGCTATATGTATCAAGACAGAAACCACTGTTGGTTAATGGAATTTGAGACTGTTGCGCAACTGCCAAAGTCCCTGAAGAGATTTTTGGCAATATGTTCACGTTCATTAGAAATAACGAGGAACCATGGTCTATTGCAGAGCTGTTAAAGTTGGAGGTGGAAGTATGAGCCATATCAGAGACAGATTATCGGATTATCATGATTTCATGAAGAAACTTGTGGATGACCACCAGATGGTTTTAGCAAGTGATGTTCTGGAAATGATAGAACAGCTTAAGGATGATCTGGAACAGGACGAGAAAGAAAATGGTTGGATTCCAGTCAGTGAGAGATTACCGGAAGACGGAACATATATCACTACTTTAGACGGAGAGCTTGTCGGACAGGAAGAACCATTCACGGGAATGTGCGGTATCGAAAATGGAAAATGGGATGATGAAGACTGTGTTATTGCCTGGATGCCACTTCCAGAACCATATAAGGAGGACTAAATGGGATATTGCAAATTAGAGTGTCCGGACGGCGAAACAGAGTGCTGCATCTGCTGTACTAAGAATGATTCTTGCCAGTGCAAATGTGATGATATGGACAGTTATGAATATGCAGAAGATTATGTTGAGGAGGACGAGCCATGATTACATTATTATGTGGCATATTTATCGGACTTAATGTCGGCGCATGGGGAGTGATTATGCTCGCCATACTGTACGATAAGCACCACCCAGACGATTAGAAAGGAGAACGGTATGCTGACAAGGAATAAGAAGCTGAAAGACTACGGTATTCCGGCAGAAGACATAGAAAAACTGAATACGATGCTGAAAGACTTCCCGGCAGAGTACGGATACCTGCTTTCCAGTGCTGCCTTGTCAGCTTGCCCGAAAAACACGGTGATAGCGGATATGGTTATCGAAAATATCCTACACCGGAAAAGCTACAGGAAAATCAGCAGAGAAAGATATATCCCGATGAATCCGAAGGACTTTTACGGATACAGGCGCAAGACCGTCGCTGTACTGTATGAGAGGATGCGGTTGTTTGGAGTGTGGGAGGATGAATAAATGCGATTAATAGATGCAGACGAATTAATTAAATACATTAAAATTTGGGAAATTGGCACAAGTATTAGCTCTGACCAGAAAGAGTTTATTGATTGCGTTAACGAGCAGCCGACAGCATTTGATGCGGAAAAAGTTACGGAATCGCTTATGGACAGATTTCGTGTTGTTTCCAATGATGAGGACTTGGAATGGAACAGAGCTATAGATTATGCTATTAAAATCTTAGAAGGTGGTGGAGTTGAATGAGAGAAATTCTTTTCAAGGCAAAGCGGATTGATAATGGCGAATGGGTTGAGGGGTGTTTGGTAATAGACCATTCACGGTCAAACTTATTTGAATATCGAATTCAACCAGTTGAATCAGGTGTTTTATACGCACCACCTATTGATCCAGAAACACTCTGCCGGTTCGCAGGATTTTGCGACAAGAACGGTAATAAAATTTGGAAGAATGACATTTTGATGTGCCATGGAAACCCAAAAGACCTTGTAAAAGTGCTATTTGGAGAATTTGGTGTAAGAAATATTGAAACCGGCTCCATAGTAGATAAAGTTGTCGGATGGCATTATGAGATTATTCCGACAGATGCAATCAGCAGATGTGAACCATTCTGCTGGTCAATGCCGCTGACAGAAGATTATATCGAAAGATGCGAAATGGAAGTAGTTGGTAATATTTTCGACAATCCAGAATTATTAAAGAAGAAATCAGATGAGTAAATTGTATGTAAGTGTTGGCATGAGCTTATCAATTGATTATGACGATATTGAAGCCGATACAAAAGAAGAAGCTGAGGAAATAGCAAAAGCACGAGCATCAGAAGATATTGACTACAATAACTGCAATTGCGAAGTTGACAATATGAGCGTGTGGTCTAGTTTTGAGGAGGAATCAAATGAGTAAATCAGTGCTAGTGATAAATACGCCAGAACGATGTATAGATTGCGAAATCGGACAGAATTATAGCAACATTATAGAAACCTGTGTTTCTTGCCCGATTGCAGGAAAGTCAGCGTTAGATGGAGAAGCAGAATCAATCCCTGATTGGTGTCCATTGAAGCCACTGCCGGAGAAAATGAAAGTAACTGGGCTTTATAACGGCGAGTATTTCAAAGCGGGAGGCAAACTACCGAGCTATAAGATCGGCTGGAACGATTGTATTGATGAGATTACAGGAGGAATGGATTAATGGCATGTGCAAAGAAATGTGATAGATGTGGAAAACTGTATGAGCAGTACAATTCTAAAAACGATAGAAAAAATCCTAATGGGATCATGGTATTAAATCTGGATAGTCAGAGAAGATATTTCGCACATAATGCTCTGGATTTATGTCCTGATTGTATGAAAGGATTTCAGGACTGGTTTGGAGAGGTAAAGTAGATGGAGAGATTAACACTTGAAGAAGCTATTAAATACATAAAAGAAGTAGTTTGTAAGAACAGAAAAAATAAAGAAAAGAATACTATTGTTATTCCTAACAGCTTTATAAGTAGCGCTGATTGTGCTGAAAAATACGAACAAGTTGCAAAATGGCTGAAAGAATTAAAATCTTACAAAGAAGCAGAAGAACATGGATTATTAATGAAATTACCAGTACCATTAGGAACTACAGTATATACGTTAAGTACGATTTTTGATTGTATTTATGATTATGACTGTAAAAGCTATCAAAAGTGGAAATGTAAAGAAGATATTCCATGTGAATATGAAAAGAGATCATACCATATAAAAGAAACTGAGTTCGGTTTTGTTATGGCACATTCTATTGGAGAAACCGTATTCCTCACTCGTGAAGAAGCTGAGAAGAAGTTGGAGGAGATGAAGAAGAATGGCATATAAAAATCATGAGGGCTATCCGGATCCAACATCAGGTAAGGCAATCAAGGCAGCAGGACATATGCCGACACATATTTATAATGCATACACAGTTCTGAACAACACTGCCGGGTTGCTGGGTTTAGAGATAACGGGTATCCGGGACAAGAAAACCAAGAAGGAATGGAAACGAGGAGGCTGACATCATGGATAAGAGAATTCTGGAAGAATACATAGATGCATGCGAGGTGACCAAAGAAGCAGAAGCAGAAATCCGTAAACTCGAATCAAAAAAGAATATCACAGCAAATGAGACTGTATCTGGAAGTAATCCGGAATTCCCTTACAATCCACAGCATTTTAAAGTACAGGGAACGACATATTCTTATTCAGACGATATCAGACTCAGAAACAAGAAAGAGATCCTGCGACAGAAGAAAGAGAAAGCGGAAGAACTGAAACTGCAGGTTGAAGTATGGATGATATCAATCCCATTCCGGATGCAGCGGATTATTAAATACAAGATCTTCGAGGAAATGACCTGGCAGCAGGTAGCAGATCGGATGGGACGGAAGACTACAGAGGAAAGTGTAAGAAAAGAATTTAAAAGATTTTTTGAAAAAAATTAAAGTTTGTCCGTTTTGTCCGATATGTCCGCTTCAAAGATGTTATAGTATATCATGAACGAATTGGAAATAGCCAAGACGTTCAGTTTTCTTTTCTCATACGTATCTTCCGCATATAAGATATGATGAATCCCCCGTCCTGGTCTCTGGTGGTGCTCAGATCAGGACATCCCGGAACATAGCTCAGTGGTAGAGCAGCTGGCTTATATCCAGCGTGTCGGTGGTCCGATTCCATCTGTTCCGATTGCGTGATCCACACACGCAACTTTTTTATAGTAAATCTCCTTAAAGGTGCGGAGCTGGCAGCAGTTCCGCTTTTAAAATGTTCAGGTGTCCAATTCGGACACCTTTTTATATGCCAATTTTCATACAGCGTGCACAGCACCAGCACATACATACTTTAGGCATGGATTCACTGTATGTAAGTGTTTGCACCTCCTTTCAGCGTGGTAGCAACCGGCTGTCACTATGGTGCTGGCAGGACTGTATTTCAGTAAATATCAAAAACGAAATGAATGAGAGGTGGTGAGGCTTGGCAAGAGCACCAGATCAGCGAGTAGAAGAAGCCAGAAGACTATTTGATTCTGGAATGAAATTGATTGAGATTTCTGAAAAGCTTAGTGTTCCAGAAGGGACAGTTCGAAGCTGGAAGAATAGATATAAATGGAATAATGCAACGTTGCAAAAGAAGAAACGCAACGTTGCGAGAAAAAAAGGTGGACAGCCTGGCAACAAAAATGCTAAGGGACATGGCGGTACAGGACCACCGGGAAATAAGAATGCAGTTAAAACGGGAGAGTTTGAAGCTCTCTTTTTTGATACCTTGGATGTAGATGAACAGAAGCTGATTCAGACAGTACAGCCGGATAAGGAACAGCTACTCCTGCAGGAGATACAACTTCTGACAGTACGTGAAAGACGGATGTTGAAGCGCATTGATCAGCTGCGACAGATGGAAGAACAGAAACTTGGAGCTGGTTCTGATGGAGAACATGTTCCTTCGGGAATGTCCGTAACAGAATTTAGTTCCGGTATAGAAAAAGGCAAGCCTACTGAACTGAAGAAGTACGAAGGAATTCTTGGACAGATTCAGTCCATTGAAGATGCGCTGACCAGAGTCCAGGCGAGAAAGCAGAAAGCAATTGAGACACTTCACAAGTTTGGATATGATGATGCGAAACTTGAGCTTGCAACTATGCAGCTTGAATTTGCAATGCTGAAACAGGATAACGTTGAGGAGAATACCACAGATGATGGATTTCTGGATGCAATGAATGCGACTGCGGTGGATGTTTGGGGTGATGAGAATGTATGACAAGATCAAAACCCTGAAAGAGAAACTGCAGAAAATGAAGACTAATCGGGGTAACAGCCAGATCAGTCAGACATTTCATTTTTCTCCATTTTCAAAAAAACAGAAGCAGGTTCTTACCTGGTGGTGCAAAGAGTCACCGGTACATGACAAGGATGGAATCATAGCTGATGGAGCTATCCGATCAGGAAAAACGATCAGCATGTCACTATCATTTGTTATGTGGGCGATGAGCTCGTTTTCCGGGCAGAACTTTGCAATGTGTGGAAAGACCATTGGTTCCTTCCGGAGAAACGTTTTGTTCTGGTTGAAGCTGATGCTCCTGTCCAGAGGCTATTCGGTCACGGATCACAGAGCAGACAATCTTCTGACTATCCGAAAAGATGGCAAAGAGAATTACTTCTACATCTTTGGCGGAAAGGATGAGAGATCACAGGATTTGATTCAGGGTATTACACTGGCAGGCGTGTTCTTTGATGAGGTTGCTCTGATGCCAGAGTCTTTTGTCAATCAGGCAACCGGACGATGCTCAGTGAAAGGTTCCAAGTTCTGGTTTAACTGTAACCCTGATGGACCGTATCACTGGTTCAAGGTCAATTGGATAGATAAGTGCGAACAGAAGAATATTCTGTATTTGCATTTTACAATGGATGACAACCTCTCTCTGGACGAAGAAATCAAAGCCAGATACCGGAGCATGTACATTGGAGTTTTCTTCAAACGTTACATCCTGGGACTGTGGGCGGCAGCAGAGGGCATCATCTATGATATGTTTGATGAAGAGAAGCATGTTCGAAATATCAAAGATTTCTTTCAGTTACTCATAGATGGTAATCGGTATGTATCCTGTGACTATGGTACTCAGAATGCAACAGTCTTCCTGCTATGGAATAAAGGCAGAGACGGCAAATGGTACTGTATTCGGGAGTACTACTATTCCGGAAGAGATAAAGGCAAACAAAAGACAGATTCAGAATATGCAGACGACTTGAAAGAGTGGCTTGATGGAACGAAGATTAAAGCGATCATCGTGGATCCATCGGCCGCTTCTTTTATCGCAGAACTTCGGAAGCGAGGATACAAAGTTTTGAAAGCAAACAATGATGTACTGGATGGAATCCGTCTGGTTGGAATGCTTCTGAATCTGGAAAAACTTGTTTTTGTTTCTTCCTGCGTAGAAACGATAAAAGAATTTGCTTCTTATATCTGGGATGAAAAAGCAATGGAACATGGTGAGGATAAGCCGGTAAAACAGCATGATCACAGCATGGATGCTGTAAGGTATTTTGTAAGTACAATCTTAGGTCATAAGATGGCAAGATTTAGAGAAGTCAGGAGGTGAGAGAGATGTATACGTTTACGATTCCAAGGGATGAGTTTGACGAACTCAGACCTGATAAGCAGATGATCAGAAAGTTAATCGGTAAGCACATCGGTCTTGTTGGTCGTTTGAAAAAGAATATGAACTATTACCGGGGCAAACATAAGATCTTGGACGATGAGAACCGAGAAAATAAGCTGGTATGTAACCATGCAAAGGATATCTCGGATACAGCCAGCAGCTATTTCATTGGTAATCCAGTGTCCTA